CAGTTACTGCTGCCTGTGCTTGTGCGTATCGAGTTGCTGCCGCTGTTGCGCCAAATTTAGCTTGGGTTTCTGCATTTGTTGCTCGCACATTCGCGAGATGAGCTTTTGCTGCATTCAAAGCAGCGGTAGCTTCTGCATATTCTGCTTGAGCATTTAATACAGATGCTTGGCGGCTCGCTAAAGTTGAAGCCATTCCCTCTTTAATAGCAGCGCTCTTCATCAAAATTGCACGAGTGATATATCCAATACCAACTACTAAAGCCCCATCAGCAATTAAATCTAAATTACTTGCAAGAGTTTGAACTGATCCAGCTAATACCTGTGCCGCACCACTTCCCTTACCTGCTTCGCCAACAAATTTTGTGATCTCGTTGTTTAGGAGTGTGAGAGACTGCCCGATTGTGATATCTGTTTTAGCAAAAAGAGCATCAACATCAGATTCTACATTTCTAAGCGCTTTTACAATTTCTTGTGAAGTAATTTTTCCTTCAGCTGCTACTGAACGTAATTCACCTACAGTAATACCCATACCTTTAGCAATAGCCTTTGCTAGTGCTGGGGTTTGCTCCATTACAGAATTAAGTTCTTCTCCACGCAACGTTCCACTAGCCAAGGCCTGCCCGAACTGAACTAAAGCTGCATCAGCAGCTTCTGCGCTTGCACCACTAATTGCTACAGCTTTAGAAACTGTTTCAGTTAAACGTGCTGTGTCATCCATTGTGAGGTTTAAAGTTTTGGCATTATCACTAAAACGCTGGTAAACCTGTAACACAGAATCCCAAGCTGAATAGGTTTTTTGAGCAATTCGGAAAGTGTCTTCCGTTGCTTTATTTAGTTCAACTTGATTGTTAGTGACTAACTTAAGGCGATTTTGTAATCCAGTATATGTATCCATCTTTGAAATGGCTGAACCTACTGTTAATAAACCAGCCATGTGTCCAGCTAAAGCTCTGGTGGCTACAGACAAGCTGTCCATAGACTTAGATGCAAATTCACCTTTACGTTCAATGCTAACAAGTTCATTGCCTAGATTACGCGCATTACGTTCAGCATTTTGCGAATCAATAACAATGACCAAACGGGATTCTTGTGCCATCTTTACTTTCCTCTAGGCAATAAAAAACCCGCTTGCGCGGGTTTCATTTCTTTTACTTACTTCAAAGCTTTACTTAACAGTATTTACTTGATCTTTAAAGCGTTTTAATGCGTGGTAAGCCTTACTATCCTTAGAACCATCAATAATCGGATTTTCGATTAGTCCCTTGCTAGTATTAACTCGAATCCAAGCTCTTTTTGAATTAAGAATTTTATCCACTACGGTTAAATCAGTAACAAATACTTTGCTAGACTCCAATAAAGTACCAGTTGAAAAATCCGTTAAAGTGTTTTCTCTTAATTTGATTATTTCTCCATCAATATTCAAATCAACAGAGTTTATAGAAACGATTGAATTTATAACTGATATCTTTAACCCTACAAGATTCGGGTTATTGCTTAACCAAATCGCGCCTATTAAAGGACAAACCATTTGATCACATGCAACACTATGCCCATCAATAAAAACTCTTTTTGATCCATCAAATCCACTTGTAGTTACTTTAGGTGCCAACCCAGATGTTGTAGCGCACCCCACTAATCCAAGACTTAATAGACCCGCAGCCAATAATTTTTTCATGAATTTTCACCATTTGTTATAAATTGTTTTAACTTTAACAAACTGGTTACTAAATGTCACATAAAGCAAGACCACCCGAAGGTGGTCTTTTAAATCAGGCTATGCATGTAAAAGTTTTTCAGCACCAGCAGCCAAGAAAGCCGATCGAGTAGTATATCTCTTACCTTTACCTACATTCTCATCAATTTTACGAATCAAACGGCTTGGTAAAGTAACATTGATTTTTTCTGGTTTACCCAGATAACGACTAACATCAACTTCGGTAACCGCCCAGATCATTCCTTTATATTCAGGATCATCGACAAATTTAACTAGTTCGGAAGCTAATGGGATTTCCTCACCATCTTCAGCCAATATTTCTAAATGGCCTGAAATAGCTTCTTTAACATTCTCAATAGCTTCTTCAAGTGTGTCACCAGCACTAAAACAACCTGGAATATCAGGAACAGTGACACCAAATGCCTCAGTATCTGATCCTCGTTCAATTGCAATTGGATATAACATCTCAACACTCCATGCCCTTGGCATAAACATATCGCCCACTGCGTTATGATTAGTTGTAAGGGATATAGTATTTAAAGTCGGGAAACAGCGGGTCAATTTAGACCCGCTTGTTTCAAAATGCTTTTAACAGTTCCGTTTGGTAAATCCTTTTTAGGATGTGGGATTGTAACTAACCCCTTTTTGGTTGGGTGTTTAACGTGATGATGACTTCCTGAAACCCTAACCTCATACCAACTATCTGCTTCAATCATTTTGATTAAATCCAGACTTTTCACACCAATCCCTTATTAACTTGATGAGATAATAATAACCCTAGAGTTATTATATGTAAATAACTCTAGGGTTACTTTTTTGAGGACTTGGAATTTATTTTTTTATGGGCTTCATCTAAAAACAAGTTATCCAACGCAAAAATACAGTCATTAAAAATATGAGCAGCCACTGGCAAATCATTATGCTCTGCATAGACATTGATTGCCTGCTGATCTAAAGATAAAGGGATACCCTGCTCATATCGTCTGGATCTGGCAATAGTACTAAATGCCGAAAGAATAGAGTCAGCCGCATACGAATATTCTGGCGGATCCGGAATACGGCCGCCTAAGAACTTGATTTGTTCGATTTCGTGCGGCGTTTTTGACGCATAGGTCTTTTGGTACTTATAGAGCTCGATGACTTTCCCAGAATTAAAGCCTTATCCTTATCGGCTTCTTCCTGAATCTTCTGGGCCTGTTCTTTAATAAATAGCCAGATCGAAATACCAATATCACCAAGATTAAGAAGCTTTGAGGCATTCTCAGGGGTATATGGCTTTTCAGACTCAACAGTTTTACCGTCTACGATTTCGGCAAATACCACACCTTTCCAGTCTTCAATTAAATGGGCAGCACATGCATCCATTAACAACTCGTGATAAAGCTTGGCATCTTCATCTTTGACCATCACATCATAGCCTTTAGACGAGATCTGATTTCCTGCTCGTTCAATAGCTACCTGAAAAGGCTTATAAGCGATACCACGGACTTTGAACTCTGCCTGTACTTCGCCATCAGCCCCCTTGTATTCACACCATTTTGATACGTCCGAGCTTTTAATAATTCCGACTTTTAAAGCCATAGCAACCTCTAATTTTTAGAAATAAAAAAGCCCATGGGATTCCATAGGCTTTGTTACTGAATAAGTTGATTACACAAGAGCGCGTACAATTGTTGGCGCTGTACGAACTTGGGCAAAGTTGATATCTACAGTAATGATGTCATCACCACCACCATCCGGGTGATTGGCTTCCATGACTTCCAATTGCGGGAAGTTGAACGAATATTTACTACCTTTACTATCTTTAATATCAAAGGTCAGTGTAAATACATCACGTGTTTTAATGGCATCAATCCACCCTGCTGAAGTTGACGAGAACATAAATGAAGCATTCGCTTCGATATCCATCATCTTTTCAATATAGAACTCTGGTGTGTACTTACCCGAACCGATACAACGGATTGCTTCAAGGTTGTTATTGATAGAAATGGTAAGAGACTGTAGACACGCTTTACCCTGAATTGACTGGCCGTTTACAAGCAAGTTTTCCACGTTTGGCATACTGACCAGTGGACGTGTTGAAGCTGCAACCGGATTTACAACAGGGTTGACTTGCTGTCTAGTAAATGAGCTACCTACAAGACCAAAGTTACCAGTGATCTTTCCTGTAGTCTGGATAGTAATTTCACCAGAATTGACCTGAACTCCACGGTAAATAAACACCTGCCCAATATCTTCAAAAACTTTAACTAACGTTAATGATTTTCGAACAGCACCGCCAATTGTTAAACTGTTTGTCGCCCAGTTATTGAATGCTAAAGCACTTAAGAACAAATCAAAGGTACCAAGTGATAATTCAAACTCTAACTGCCCTGCCACTTCGGCTTCAGTAACTACCCCGCCTTGTCGATAGCGTGAATCCACTACTTCACTGCTTTCTTCAGTAGATACGTTTTCTGATAAGCCATCACTTACACGGCGAACTGTGTACCAGATCGGGTTTGCTGGAGTTGTTCCTAAAACTGCTTCTTCACAAGCATATAATCGAATTTTTGCGCCTGAACTCATTTATGGTTCTCCAAAATTTAGGCAATAAAAAACCCGCTTTTTAAGCGGGTTATTAAAGTGTTTCGTCTGTGTCTGAGATTTCTGGCGGTTCCACGCCATTCATGGCTGCAGCTACTGCCTGAGATAAGTTAGTAGGCTGGAACTCAACTGGTGTTTCACTCAATATTTCTTCAGGCACGGGTTCAGGCTCTTCATGTAAACGGATATCAATCCAGCGGCCTTCAGGAATATCTAGCGGATTGTCGTGATCAGCAACAATGGCAGCTTTTTCAATATCAAACTTACGTTTATAAGTTTTAATAGAAAGATCACCATTTTCTAAGGTTGAATATTCAACTGCTAC